AGGATTGAATGCTACAAATAACTTTGTAGTTTGCAAACTAGTTGCACTTACTTCAAATTTAAACTTTAGTGATCCTTGCCAAAATTGAAAGGGCATACTTACGTATCCTAACAAAGTTGGTTGATAAGTAAGCTTACCAATATCAGTACAGAGTGGATTAACAGGAAAATGAGCTAGAACATCACCAGGAACTTGAGAAGTAGAAACATCAAAAGATCCAAGGTAACTAGACTTAGACAAGAGATAAGCAAAACTCATTTCATCCGCACGAGATGAAATATCGGATGAATTTAAAGTTGCAACCTCAGCCGGAAATGGCGTAAGTTTATCCAAATATACTTCTCCAACAGCGTTGTTCAGACGACCAACTGACAAATGACTAGTGGGAGCACTAACCATATAGTTAGAAGGTTTATCTAAACCTGTCAAGCCTCTTACGATGTCAATACCATCAGAAATAAATTTCTTAGGTATTAAACCTCCAGTAACACTAGATATACCTGAAGCAGCTATATCAGTTAATGGATTTATTAGGGATTTTAGTCCACCGAAAAACTGGGGCTCAAATCGAACACGCGGAACTTGTTTTGACAAAGGCATGTAAGGTCTGAGTCGTGGAACCTTGAATTCAGAATTAGGAAGTGAAGCCATTACGCTTATGGTAGCAATCAATGAAGAATTAGTTGCTGCTTCCAATTGATTCCAAACAACAAGATACAGGGTACCCACTGATGATGCCAATTCATCACCAGGAATACGCACATCCAGATAATTAAGTGGACTTAAGTATGGTATGGTTAAAGTCGCAGGCGAGCTAGTATTTGCATACAAACTCACATGTTCATTTATTGAGATATCCAAAGGGTTAAGACGTTGTAATGCACTTCCAGCAAAAGTAAGCGGTATAAAAACAGCTTTAATAATGCCTTGATGCATAGGAGACGCATTTACTTGAAAAGACAAGGAAATGTCCCCACGCCAATACTTAAAAGTACTGAACGGTGCGTCATTTAATTGGTTCACAATTAAATCCCTAGGTAACTCATAAGTAGCTAAAACAGACCCTGGAACATCTGAAGTTGTCCAAGTTATAGTATCGACAAGAGAAGGTCGTAAAACAGTCTCTGCCAATAACCAGCCGCGTTCATCGATAGATTGAGTGTCTATTAAAGAAGATGATGACCGTTGCGATGAGGATTGGTCCTCTCTGTTCGCTACTACCATACCCAGACGTGAATCAAGAGACACGTCTTCCAAACCCTGAGCTTCAAATCTTCTGTTTGAAGCCTGGGTTCCAGTTAAGATATTAGAACCACTTGTTACCAAGTTCTTGATATGATCTAATAAATATCGGACTGCACCGACAGCAATGTACATTTGGACCGTACGTACAATAAAACGGGTTAAAATTAAGTTTAATTCGTGATTGTTGAACATATTCGAAACCTAAAGAAGCTGTTCACACTTCATGTAGGGTTTTGACCAGTTTTAGAAGGGCTGCTTCTTCAGTACTTTGGACTGAGTTCTTCGTAAAATAAGGTGTATTCATGGTCAATGAATACGTTTTAATTACCCATGCTTTACTTCATTTATCCTCTGATAGAGCTTTAGTTTGAGGGTTTAGACTTACCCACAAAGTCGCTAAAAATTGTTGTCATACATTAGGATTACTTCCGACACGTATTGAGAAATTTTCTTTCTCAAGCATCTTATAAAGATGGTATCATTTATCCTCCTAAATGCAAAAACAGGGTTAGTGTATTAGACTATAGCTAGAGCCGCAAGGGATAGCCATGCCAAGTAGAGGTTGCAAGCAACTTGCTCAACATGTTCAAAGAACACCTTCTGTTACAATATTCAACTGGACAATAACGGTTATCCTAACACGACATGAATACATGCTTTTGTGTGTAACGTCCCACTAACGGTATATTTATCCTTTATACAAAGCTAACCTGATTATCTTGTTATCCTGTAGATTCAGCTATTAGTTTATCCTCGTTACGGAGCTAATAGTTTATCCTCTTTTCGGAGCTAAGTGCTAAAACATTAAGCCATCACTAGTTCATCGAACAATTCGCCTCGCTTGTAAAGTTTAATTAGAGCATCAACTGAGAGAAACTGTATCTCAAAGTTAATACTAGCCAAAAAAGTATTGACCAGTTGCATATAGGTGTAATAAATATCAGAACCGTGCAAGAACAACTCTCGTTGAAAATTCAAGAGTTTCACAGCCGTCAATTCATCACGTCTTGTAGCATCCCTAACGTAGTTTAAAGTTGAGGTTATTGTTTTCAATTCTAATGGGGCCACTATAGTTTGCAGGAAATCATTAAAAATGAAACCGCGTTTAAGAAACGTGCATTTTTCAATGCTTTGAGTAGTATAAGTCCACTCACCTTTAGAAGCTGGCGTAAAATCCAGTCCTAAAACGTTCGCGATTCCTTCAAAAGTCTTACCATTAAACCATTTTGACGTTTCAGCATTAACAGACACAAGTTTGTCATCACCGTAGACATCATCTCTAACAGAAGTTAAAAATGTTTGTAGTCTTGGAGCGAATCCATATTGTTGCTTGTAAAGAATGTAATAGATATAAGCCGTTAACATTTTATTAATCAATGAGTTGTACTCAGCAGTCAGAGATATACCAGAAGGTAAACTGTGTGTAGTATAATAAACATCATTTAAAGTTATAGTTGGACAATTTTGAATTATTAATAGAAGATTGTCTAAAATATCTTTATCAGATGAAGTACCATAAAACTTTTTCACTAAGACGCTGCGGAGTGTAGATTGAAATTGAGGAAGCATTCCCCCATCCCATTTACCCCAATCCCCATCAAATGAATGACCGTATGCTTGATGCTTGCGCATAAGCTCCAGCCACTCATCCGAAAAAGGATTGATACATACTCTTATACCATTGGCTTCACGCCGTTGATGTAATTTAACTAATAAATCTAACATGTACTCACGTTGGAGGCAAGTAACATGTAAGGGAGCCATTTTAAAACTCCTTGGCTTATCCACTTTTTCTTTATTACGCAACTCGTCCTTTAAAATTTCAGCGTGTATCGCATCTGAAACTTGGACGTTTCCTTGTGTCAATTGTGACCGTAACACTCTAATCTTCTCTCTAAGGTAAGGTTTATACAAACCTTGCTCATAATCCAGGTAATCTTCCTTTTTCAAGTCATACCCAAATCCACAAGATGAATCCTTATTGATTGGATTAGCAACCATGTTTCCACCGATACTAATACCCTTAACTACTTGTTCTTCAGAACTTTTGCTAAAAGTAGGAATAATGGTTTCTACAAAAGTTTCTGCAAATTCCAAAGCTTCAATATCTACAACCTTAGTTATAGTATGAGACTTTTTAGAGATTTCTTTAACAGGAATCTTTAAATTTGCAGGTATACGATCATGGGGAAATATTCCAGAAACAGATGAGTCAGAAATTACTGATTTATCTGGTACATTCTGGAACAGTTTAACGTCGGTCCTAGCAAGTGACATGCCAGGCACCCCTCCGACGATGGTAGTAGCATTGTTAGGTCGAGATTCTAAAAATTTTAGGAGACCTATGGAAAACTTTTTACAGATTCCCATTTTGCCGTCAGTGCTACCAGCCACGTGCATTCCTATGGGAGCGATACAATTATCTACTTTGCAGTAGTAGATAGCTCCACATAGTCCCTTTAAAGATACATTTGAAACAGTATCTTCGGCATATAAAGGGTATTGTAGTTTTTGAACAAAATACGCAGACTTGTACCCGAGATTCGCAAAGGAACCTCCAGTTTTGACAACTCCAAATGGAGTACCAAGAAGTACATCGTCCAGCATCATAGCACCATCCAGAGCCCCAAACTTAATTCTAGGGAATTGATAAGCTATCTGCATGTTAAAAACTACTACATCATTATTTGGATCATTAAAAACTTGCGTAATTAATGCGTTATCGACAACAACAGATCCGTCTCCACTTTTTATTGAAATAAAAAGCTTCCTCGTTGGATCAAATTGACAATAATAATGATGAGGAATTAACACAAGTTTACTAGAACAGAAACCTATTCCAGTAATCGTGTGTGTAGTACCAAGCTCTCGGTGCACGCCAGAGAGATCAAAAAAGTAAACTCCTTTGACGTCAGCAACTTTTTCCATAGTTGCGACCTTGGTAGCTACAGCTTCTTCGACAGTAGAAAAACCATCTGGAAGCCATTGTGATCTGGATATTTTAATAGGTCTTTTATTTACATAAAAAACATCACGAGACCAAGATTCAGCCTTTTTAAAATAATGAGAAATTACAAAATAACACAAATATATAAAAGAAGTAGAAAATAATATAAAAGTAGAAAAAATTGCAGTAGTGGGTCTTAAAAACAAATCCTTAATGTGGGCCATAAAATCAGAAAAGTTGTTAAAATCGAAAGTAAAACACTTACAAATAAATTCACCAATATTTGCAAGCAAACGTATAAATTCAGACTGCCAAGTTACCTCAGCATCAACTTTTGAACAAAAATTATCTATATCCTCTATTGTTACATCAACATCATCAAATGTTGTATCACCAATAGCGTCATGTAGATCATCTTCGATCATTCGTTGAAGTCCGCGTGGTATAGAACCATCATCAGAAGCTCGGAAAATAATTTCCTCACCATCCTCATCAATAAGTCCTAATTTAGGTTTAAACATATTTCCTTCCCAATTCAAATAACCTCTTTCATCTAATTGAAAGAGATCATTCTCCTTGTTCGGTATATATAATTTACCTATTTTTCCATTTGGAGTGTATGAATTCGTTACGCGTTGCTTATGCGAATAGAGATTTAAAATCTGCATTATGTTTTCGGTAAAACTATCATTAGAGAGCACGTCACCCTCCTCCTGTATTATCCATTCTTTCTTAACAACATCCCGAGTTTTAATAGACCAATGACCAGTCCATTGTCCGTCGATAAATCTGATACGAGTGAAATCGAACATTTTGATGCGCCTACACAACGCTTCCTTGTCAGTTATTCCGCAGTCAGCAGTTAATGTAATATTAGCTGGATTGACATTAGAAGTAAATAACAAGAAAGAAGAAGAAAAGTGTTTTGTACCTTTCTTCGGAGCTTCAGCGCAATTAAGGGGATATCGAATAGTAGACACCATATTTATGATGTCAGACCACTGATAAACACCTTTTTGTCCAATATCATCCATAACAAAAACATCTTCGTTATTGTAATGGTCGTAGAAATCTCGGTCCTGATATGACGCATGCGTATAAACAGTTCTGTAGATTCCTATTTCCTTAACCAATCTTCCAAGCATAGTAGATTTACCACACCCAGGGGGACCATAAAACAAAAAGCAAAGGGGTTCAGATCTTGTTGCATTTTTATAAGTGAGATATCTAATATTAAAATCAGTTATTTTCTTATTAATATGTAACAATTTTACAGGGAGATTCTTAGAAACAGTAAGATATACATCCTTCCAAGTTGAAAAGTCAGCATAAAAGCCTTCCCAATCTTCTTGAAATTCAGTACTTGACAAAATAGAATTGTTTAAATTGTATTTTGCACTTAAAGCTTCAAACTTTGTTGCGAGCCTATTCATTCGAGTAAAAGGGATTTTCTCTAAAATATATTTTAAATATACTTCAGAGAACCATTGACAATTGTTAAACAGTTTAGATTCAGGTAAATTTTTGTGTTTAAGCCACACAGCTATTAGAAAAGGAACTTCTAATATATATGCCATGCAGTCTTGAACAAAACTTAAATCATCTAAAATTTTAACGCGCGAAAATAATGATATGTTCTTAAACAAGTGTAGTAAGCGTGAACCTACCACACCTGAAAAAAGAGATGCCATTATTAAGCTGTCAAGAGATTGAGCTTCAAAATCAATTTTTGTATTTACATTTTTATTACCAATATTCTTCAAAAAATTATACAAATAAGGAACAAATTTAAAAATAAATGAACGCCAAGCCATAGCTTTTAAACCATCACCCAGAATCACATCCATTAAAAACCATTTACATAATTCAAAAATTTTATTAAAAAATATACTTGTGAGATTCGAAATAGAAAACATTGGTTGTATGAAGTTATCATTCACGGGTTTTGCAACACCATGAACAATATCAACAACTTCCTCTGCCTTCTTGAGAGTTGTAGGGAGATTCTTGAACGAAGAAAACATACTTGAAACATAATCCAACAAACCTTGAGATTCAAAATTTGCCTTCTTACACTTCGCATACATGTTCTTATTGGGTCCAAAACTCTTGGGTCTTTCAATTTGATGAACAAATTGATTGACTTGCGAGCGCGATAAATGTGGTTGAAACAGATACATTATATTTTGTTTCATACAAGATGAAACAACCTTATAACCATAAACACGATAATTTTCAATTCTTTTGTACTCTGATGAAGGTATTTCCGAAATAGATAAACCTTTATTTTGCACTAAAACTAAAAACCATTGTGATTTGACATTAACATTTGAAACAGAAACAGAAACGGGGAGTTGAGTTGTATTTAAATTTATTTGATTACACTTGTCCATTTTACACATTGATGTCTAAGCCAACTAGTCGTGAAAACATCGAATATATACACAACCATACGAGAAAATAAATAACGTTTGCATCTAGCTTCAGCGTTAATTTGGGCTTTAATTCCTGAACAACTTACAGAAATTGGGGTCCAAATGATACTGAAATTCGAGTGTGTTACTTAAGTCCTTGATCGTACAGCGGAGCAAAATTCTTACTAGCCATTAACTTAGAACTCAGGTTACTTCATGCTAAGCTTACCATAAAGAATACTCATAACACGGGGGCGAGACCCGGATGTTACAAGGAAGAGCTTTTAATTCAATAGAATAAATTTCATACAATACACATGAGAGAGCGAGTCATTTCATATATACTATAATTCCGATATTCTATTGTTTTCATGGGGGAGCTGACCCCCAAGACCATTTACGGTAGGTCGTCCTAACAGTACTGACTGTCAGCTTGCTTTTATGTCTGCACATAGACAATTGGCGATTATACTAGCCAACAAAGTATGCAAAGATTAAATAAGATTCTCTGGGATCGCACTCCAGGAACCTTCTTATTTAATTTGGTAGATTGCAACTACATCTGTGAACTTACCCACAGATATGGTATAATTGAAAACAAACCCTCAATAACGGTTAATAAACGTTTAACAATAGTTTATTAAAATTGGGTAAAGACTAATTACCATAGGTTCCAAAGCGTTTAACGATAGCTTTGTGAATCGTATAAAGACTGGTTATAACAGTGAAAATAATTTAAGGACGAATTTTCAAAAGTCGATTAATAATTTAACGTAATTATGAAACGATATGCGTTTTAATTTAGCATATTAAAATGGTGAAGACTGGTCACCGCAGGGTCTGGCAAATGGAACCATATTCTAATTAATTGTATTAAATTAATTATATGGGACATTTGATATGTCTGGATAAACTAACTTAAGCGCCATAACCTAAGTCAATTTCAAAAGTTTGATGAGCAGATCCTTAACTGCTGTTATTTGTAAGAAAATAACAAAAACGAGTTTCAAATCTAATTAACATAACAGAGCCTATTAATCAAAACGGGTAGTAATTATGTAATTATTAAGAAACAATTATGTTCAACATAAGTGATTTTTAAGTGTTTATATCACTAGAAATATATAACTAAACTACATTCATAAAATATAATAAAATAATAAGTATTAAACTAAATTATTTTACCTAATTATGAACTTCATTCAAAT